AGATTTTGAAAGCTTGCCGATTATTATAAAACCTGTTCAATTTAAAACTGCTAGCGTTTCAAATGTTAAGAAAATATTAGAAAATAATATAAATGAAGGATCAAGAAACACTTCTATTTCAAGTTTGGCCTATAGGCTGGCTATAAATGAATTTAGCCTAGATGAAGCAACTGTTCTTTGCTTGTCTGCTAACAATTTATTAAAACAGCCGCTATCACAGAATGAAATAATTCAAATAGTCAACCGAAAATA